GATAAAAGCTTTAAGATTCAAGTACTTATGATGGAGAAGAAGAAAACAGTTGACAATAAATTTAACTGGGCTTATAAAATTTTAGGAGATGCACTAATATGAGATGCTATTGCTGTAATAAAATGCTGTCAGATTTTGAAGCCACTCGTAAGAGTGTACATACCAACGAGTACTTAGACATGTGTAATAAATGTTACGCTACTATCAGTGATGACTTACTAACTTATGAAAGAGCAGACCTATACGATGAAGACGAAGATTACGAAGGAGACGAAGAAATGGATAGTAACGAGTATGATTCTTTTGGTCGTGTGGACAATAGGGTTGACAATGATATTTAAATATGTTATACTATCTACTAAGTAGTATTTATATAGATAAGTATTTTATATAGTGTATACTTAGGAGTTAAACTTAGGAGCTAAACTTAGGAATAAACTATGGAAGATAACTACGAAGAAGAAATGCATTACCACTTTGTCGTGCAACACGTAGTCGATAGTGCTGGTCGCTATGGTATCGATGTAGTCCTACAAGATATCGTTGATGCCTGGAACTTTAGATTAAAGCAACATGATACCACTGCTGAGTTTACATGGACATGAGAATAATCCATGAGAGAACTGCTAAGTGGGTGGATGATACTTGGAATGTAACTGATGTACCTAGCTACTACTGGGAGGATAAGATAACCAGATCTCCTACATTTAACAGTCTTACTGCTGCACTGCAATGGATTATTAAACACGATGAGGAATTGAATGAAAATAGATAGTAACTTTTTAAAACACATACCATGTACTAACTGTGGGTCTTCGGATGCTAACAGTTTATACGATGATGGGCATGAGTATTGTCATAAGTGTACAACCTTTAAGAAGGGCTCAGAGGCGATGGTTCAGGCTGTCCTAAGGGAAGGTATCACCCACACTGAGAACTCGTCTCCTAAGCAGTTTAAAACAGTCCTAGAGGCATTGGCAAACGTAGAAGCAAACCCAGTTGTAGAGCGTGGTATTACTACACAGACTATGCACTTCTTTGGTGCAGGTTCTGATAGCTCAAGTTATTACTTTCCATATTGTGATATCACTGGTAAGGTGGTGGCTGCTAAGACTCGCTCGATTACTGCTAAGGAGTTTAGTGTTATTGGGGATTGGAAGAGTGCTGTACTATTCGGACAGAACAAATTCCCTCCAGGTGGTAGGGCTATAACTGTTACTGAGGGAGAGTTTGATGCACTGGCTTGCTATCAGTTGACAGGTTCTCGCTACCCAGTGGTATCTATTCGTAGTGGTGCTACGTCAGCGTTGAAGGATTGTCGTACCAGTTTTGAGTATCTAGATTCCTTTGATAAGATTGTGATCTGTTTTGATAACGATGAACCTGGACAGCAAGCAGCTAACCAGGTTGCTGAATTGTTTGGTAGTAAAGCACACATCTTTAGGTTCAAACAACCTGAGATTAAGGACGCTAACGATTACTTGATTCGTGGTTTAACTAAGGAGTTTGTTGAGCAGTGGTGGGATGCTGAGAAGTATGTACCTGATGGTATTATAGCAGGTTCTACATTATGGGAGTTAGTTAATCAACCAATCGAGAAGGCTGAGGTACAGTATCCGTATTATGGAATGAGCAATCTTACCTATGGTATTCGCTTAGGAGAACTGGTAACAGTGACTGCAGGATCTGGGCTCGGTAAGTCTCAGTTTATGCGGGAGATTGTGTGGCAGATCTTGAGTAAGACTACAGATAACATTGGTCTTATGTTCTTGGAGGAGTCGGTCAAGAAAACTGCTAAGAGTTTGATGTCACTTGCTGCAAATAAACCACTACACTTACCTGATTGTGAAGTTGAAGAGGAGGAACTACGCTATGCATTTGATGCTACCCTTGGAACTGATCGTGTATTTTTGTTTGATCATTTTGGGTCTACCGCCATTGACAATATTATCAACCGAGTACGATTCATGGCAAAAGGTCTTAATTGTCGTTATATATTTCTTGATCACGTATCGATTGTGGTCAGTGCTCAGGAGAATGGCGACGAAAGAAAAGCTTTAGACGAGATCATGACTAAGCTTCGTACCATTGTGCAAGAGACTGGCATTGCATTGTTTGTGGTGTCTCACCTTAAGCGTCCTGATTCTAAGGGGCATGAGGAAGGTGCTGCTACATCCTTGGCACAGCTACGTGGTTCAGGTTCTATTGCTCAGCTCTCAGACATGGTCATTGGATTAGAACGTAATGGTCAGCATGAGAATGAGCAGGAGCGTAACACTACCTATGTTCGAGTATTGAAGAATCGTTTTAGTGGTTTAACTGGGTTGGCTTGTCGTCTCTTGTATCGTCGTGATACAGGTAGAATGAATGAGCTCCCTCCTGAGGAAAAGACTTTATAGGGGTTGCTAATATGAATGAAGCATGTTATAATAATATGTCTGGTATAAAATGGGGAGGCACTATCTTATGTTTAATTGGAATAGCGTTAACTAGCTTCAATGTATATCCACTTAATATACTATTTGGACTGGTTGGATCAGGCTTGTGGGCTTATGCTGGTGTACTGCAGCGTGACATACCTTTGATCTTGGTTGAGGTTGTAGCAGTTGCCCTGTACTTTGCAGGGGTGGTCTCTTATGTAACATATTCGTTGCATAACTGGCTTTAACGTAACATTTATATTACATTATGAAAGACTTTTTAATTGTTATGGCTGCTTTGTTTGGCTTAGTAATTGGTTTTTTAGTCAGTGAACATAAACACAGGCTAGATAATATAGAATGTAATAGTTATTCTACTAAGCATTCTAAATGGGATGGATACCTAGCACGAAACGAACATGGAGATATACGTTGCTTTTGGTTAGAGCGTGAATATCCTTGGAGACTTAGGCATGGAGTACCTGTTTAATGGCACATCCTGATCAACTATTTGGAGATAAAACCTATGCACAGCATGGAGATGATATTGTTATTCGGGTTCTCTTTAACAGTCTCGGTATTAATACTCCTTCATACTTGGACGTGGGAGCACACCATCCTGAAACCATTAGTAATACTAAGTTGTTTTATGACACTGGTTCTCGTGGTATTAATGTTGAAGCAAATCCTGAGTTACATAAATTATTCGTAGAACAGAGACCTGGGGATGTTAATCTCAACGTAGGAGTAGGAACTAAGTCAGGCTTCCAAGACTTCTATATGATTGATAGTCATTCAGGACGTAACACTTTTGTTAAGAAGATAGCTGAAGAATTTGTTAGAGATTATCCTGAGTTTAGTATTACAGAAGTAAAACAAATACCAGTCTTTACAATCGAGCAGGTACTACAACATCGCAATGTTCCCGACTTCTTAACGATTGATATTGAGGGCATGGACTATGATGTATTACAGAGTATTGATTATCGCAGGTATCCATTTAAAGTAATCTGCGTTGAGATACAACCATATAGTGAAGAAGATATCAGGACTCTAATGTTTAGTGTCGGTTATCATTCTGTTATTCGATGTGGTTCTAACTTGATATTCATTGATAAAAATTTAACAAATCGAGTAAGATAATGTATGCGTGTAATATTAGACATAGAAACAAATCTTAAGCATGACAAGATATGGATGTGCGTTACTAGAGAAATAGGAGGAGATGTAATAGTATGGAAGGAAGCAAGAGAGTTACAAAAGTATTTGGACAGTTGCGATTTGATTATCATGCACAACGGAATATGCTTCGATGCCCCAGTACTGAGAAAGAACTGGAACATTACGATGAAGCAGAACCAGATGTGCGACACGCTCGTACTAAGTCGCCTCCTAAGCCCAAGCCTAGAGGGAGGACATAGTCTTGCTGCATGGGGTGGACGCTTAGGTTTTCCTAAGGGAGACTTCAATGACTGGGATGCTGGGTACTCTGCTGAGATGGAAGCTTATTGTATCCAAGATACTTTAGTAACTGAGAAGTTGTACCTACATTTAACTACTGAATTAACTAGAAATAAATTTGACGAGAGGAGTATTAAACTTGAGCACAATGTACAAGCGGTCATCGCAAAGCAAGAAGAAAGTGGCTTCAAACTCAACGAAAGGAATGCTATCATTCTTCTTTCAACGCTGCAAAATAAGTTGGTTGTTCTTGAAACTGAGCTTCAAAACATTTTTCCAACCAAGACAATCTTACGAGTCTCAGAGAAAACAGGCAAGCCTCTTAAGCCAATCATCGAACCCTTTAACCCAGGAAGTAGAAAGCAAATTGGTGAAAGACTTCAAGAAAAGGGTTGGAAACCCGACAAGTATACGGAAACAGGTCAGCCCATCGTCGACGAAGGGACGCTCGAAGGCTTAGATTTTCCTGAAGCTAAAGCTATCGCTGAGTACTTGTTACTACAGAAAAGAATAGCACAGATTCAATCGTGGTTAAAAGCAATACAACCTGATGGTAGGGTGCGTGGTAAGGTAATAACGAATGGTGCAGTCACTGGACGAATGACGCACCACAGTCCTAACATGGCACAAGTACCTAGTTGTGGTAGCCCCTACGGAGAAGATTGTAGGGATCTTTGGATTGTAGAGAAAGGATATAAGTTAGTAGGTATTGATGCCTCAGGATTAGAACTGAGAATGCTTGCTCACTACATGAAAGACGATGCGTATATTTATGAGGTCACACAAGGTGATATCCACACTGCCAACCAGAAAGCTGCTGGACTCGAAACACGTGCTCAAGCAAAGACGTTTATATATGCATTCCTCTATGGTGCAGGGGCTGCCAAGATCGGGAAAGTTGTGGGTGCTGGAGCGAAAGAAGGACAACGACTTATTGATTCTTTTCTGGAAAACACCCCGAAATTACGAACACTTAGGGAGGACGTGGCTAGAATCTGCAAGTCGTCGGGATCATTACCAGGTCTTGATGGACGTAGACTATACGTTAGATCTGACCATGCAGCACTCAACACACTTCTCCAAGGTGCGGGTGCGATTGTCATGAAGCAAGCATTAGTTATCCTAGATGAACGACTGAGTAAGCTTGGTGTTGATTATAAGTTTGTTGCTAATGTGCATGACGAATGGCAGATTGAAGTAGCAGAAGCCTACGCAGATATGGTAGGTAAGTTAGGAGTACAAGCTATTGAGCAAGCAGGTCGTATATTAGAAATGCGATGCCCTCTCACTGGTGCGTACAGGGTAGGTAATTCATGGAAGGAAACACACTGATGGATGAGATTAAACAAGTAGTACTTAAACTTCTAAGACAAGGTAATCATGTATCGACTGTTAGAACACTGCTACGTGACGCAGAGAAAGAACTAGATCAAGCACAGGAATACTTAGAAGCTGTTAAAGAAGCAGACTTTGCTCCATGAAAGTAGCAGAGTTGCCTGAACATGTAGAACCATTAGTTATCGTGGGAGACGACAATAATTACTTGACTGTCTATACTTGTATGTCTAACGAAGATACTATTGAATTGCTGCGTCGTTCCTTGCATGTCCTTGAAATGGAACAGGAACAAGCAGGTATTAATTTGCATTTGCATTAAAAGTATGCTATAATATATATGTAGTTATTTACTAAGGAGAAATAAATGGAACAAGCAAAACCAGTACCAATCAAAGCCGACCTCTTCTGGGCTTCATTAAACGAGAAGAACAAAATCTCTGAGAAGTTTCAGGTAGATCTTTGCAACCTATCTAAGGATGCTGTAAAGACTTTGATGGAGATGGGTATCAATGTAAAGAACGATGCTGGTAAACCAGACCAAGGATTCTTTGTCACTGCTAAGAGTAAGTTATATCCTATCCTTGCAGTGGATGAGAAGGGCTCACCAATCAATGTTAAGATTGCTAACGGCTCTAAGGGTGTAGCACTTATCAAACCATACAGCTATAATGTTGGTGGTAAGAAAGGTGTAGGAGTTGGTATCAGTAAGATTGTAGTTAAAGAACTCATCGAGTATACTCCTAAGGGTATGAACTTAGCTGATATCGAGGAAGAAGCTCTTTAATGCAAACAGCCCTCATTGATGGGGACATACTAGTATATCGCATTGGCTTTGCTTCAGAAGATGAAACAGAGTCAATAGCGATTTCTAGGTGTAGTGAATTCTTAGAGAACCTAATTCTCTTCAATGGCTTTGAAGATTACAAAGGGTACTTAACAGGTGGTGATAACTTCAGGCACGAGATAGCTAAGACTGCTCCGTATAAGGGTAATCGTAAAGCTGCAAAGCCTAAGCACTACGAACTCCTCAGAGAGTACATGATTAAAGCATGGAACTTTGAGCTGATCGTAGGACAAGAAGCTGACGACGCTCTAGGAATTGCAGCGTATGCTCTTGAGCCTGGTGAGTATTGTATTTGTACTATCGATAAAGACTTAGATATGATACGAGGAGATCACTTTAATTTTACTAAGGATCTTCGCTACTTCATTACTGAGGAAGAAGGTATTAGGAATTTTTATAAACAGATTTTAACTGGTGATAGGGTCGACAATGTTATTGGGCTTAAAGGCATTGGAGAAGTTAAAGCAGAGAGAATACTTAAAGAATGCAAAGACGAAAACGAAATGTATACTGCTGTCCTGGAGGCTTACCAAGGCGACGAAGCAAGGGTACTGGAGAACGGACAATTGTTATGGATAAGAAGACAGTCAAACGAAATCTGGAAACCTCCAAAGTTATCTACGTCCAGTGGGTCGACGCAGTTGCCGACGCAGGATGGGAAGACGAAGTCAAAGCAGAAATAGATCTTTGTCATACTGTAGGGTTCTTGATTAGTGAAACAAAAGATGCTTTATGTATTGCGTCCACAGTGTCTAAAGATAATAGTAACGCTAGGATACACATACCTAAGGCATGGATAAAGAAACGAAAGGTAATTAAGTTTGAAACCACAGTCAGCAAAAGCAAAAGGAAGAAAGCTACAGCAGTGGGTGAGAGACCAGATACTCCAACGATTCCCTACGCTGAGCACTGATGATGTCAGAAGCACAAGCATGGGGGCGGGTGGAGAGGATGTTCAGCTTAGCTCGGCTGCTCGTAGTGTTTTTCCTTTTCAGGTTGAGTGCAAGAATCGTAAAGCTATTGCAGTCTTCAAGGATTATGAACAAGCTCAGACGCATGGACTAGTCGAGCCACTCGTAGTCTTGAAGCAGAACAATAGTAAACCACTTGTACTTGTGGATGCTGAATACTTTTTTGATTTAGTTAAACGTGGTAGTTAGTTACAAAACATTTTTGTTGTACCGACTGCTACGTATTATTAGGAGAATAAATGGAACAAGACCTAAACAGAATTAATCGTTATGTCTTTGAGTTTATAGAAGGTGGAGAAGTGGATGCTAAGTATGGCTTTCCATTTAATAAAGAACTTCGGCATGAGTTCCAGATCCCAGCATCGCAGTCTTGGGATTATGTAGTGCGAGAGTTCCTAAGCTTTTTATCAAACATCTATGGCTATGACATTAAAATAGAAGGATACAATGACGACCCACTTGATAATACCAGACTGCCAGGTTAAGCCTGGTCATGATTATAGTTATTTAAAAGCGATTGGAAACTACATTGTTAAGAAACGTCCTGATGTTATTGTTAATATTGGGGACTTTGCGGACATGCCTTCACTATCAAGCTACGATAAGGGAAAGAAGTCCTTTGAGGGTAGACGATACAAGAATGATGTATTAGCAACACACGAAGCAATGGACATCTTATTAAAACCACTGCATGACTTGCAAGCAAGACAGCGGAGGAATAAAGATAAGGTGTATAAACCACGAATGATATTAACATTAGGGAATCATGAGCATCGTATTAATCGTGCAGTTGAAAACGATTCGATGTTAGATGGTACTATATCTATTGGAGACTTGAAGTATGCTGAGGCAGGTTGGGAAGTTATTCCTTTTGAGCAGCCAGTTATTATTGATGGTGTTCTATATTCCCATTATGTTACTGCAGGTGCTCTTAATCGCCCTGTTGGATCAGCAGCAGCGATTATCTCCAAGAAACACCAGTCGTGTGTTGTGGGTCATCAACAAGGTAGACAAGTTGCTTATGCTATTCGAGCAGATGGCAAAACGCTTACAGCTATAATTGCAGGGAGTTGTTATGAACACGACGAAGATTACATGGGTGCTCAAGGCAACCACTATTGGAGAGGTATTGTGGTCTTACACGAAGTTCATGATGGTTGCTTCGATGAGATGTTTGTTTCCTTAGACTTTTTAAAGAAGAGGTATTTATGAATCCAATAGCAATGCCTAAGCCTTACGGCTATTCAGATAATTGTCCAGGTGAAATAACCTTAGAAGAATACTTTCGTAGACTTCAAGTGGAAGAGCCTGAGTTAACTCCTAGGGATACACAGGTAGGAGGTCAACACTATCACAAAGGAGATGGTATACAGCCTTGGGATATTATAGAAGCTTGGGAGCTTGACTTCTGGGAGGGAAATGTGGTAAAATATATACTACGTTGGAAACATAAAGACGGACTGCAGGACTTACAGAAAGCGAGACACTACCTTGACTACATCATTAGTAAAAATTCTTAACGAATCACATAAATTTTTAGAGGAGCAGAAACCAGTGAAGACAGTAAAATTTAATAAGTTTTTCCCAGATGACAATGCATTTATTACAGTTGATGGACGCATGGATAAGGATGATGATTGGCAAGTTAACTTAACCATTCAGGCTGATACTAAGAATGTAGTTAACTGGTGGTGTAGTGATTGGAACTACAAAGAATCTGTAGTACAGTTAAAAGCTTTTCAAGATGGTGCTCAGAAAGCTATAGACTTTATCACAGCTTGTGCTACTCAACCAGCCAAGGCAGCTAAAGCTAACGCTACTAAGCGTGCTGCTAAGAAAAAGTAAATGAACCGTACTCTTACGCTGCCAGAGTTAAAAGAACGGTTGAAGAGTTTAGACGAAGTAATGCTTCTGGAGCTACTCGACATAGCTTCAGAAGATTTAGTAGAAACTTTTAGCGATACGATAGAGAACAATTATAACCGACTTCTAAAAGAAGTAGATTGGGAAGAAACTGAATGATACCTAAAGATAAACAAATTAACTTCTATGCGATACGAGATCAAATAACTGCTAATCCTGCTTATCATTATGGTATGGATTTGATAAAGCAAGGTGACTGGGAGTATGGTTTTTATCTGCATGAGTTACGTTCGTTACCTGATCTTAGGTATCCTCAAGGAGTCAAGACTGATTTTGTTAAAACACCTGTCTGGATTCCTGGGATGAATTGCAAAGGAAAGAACGCTATTGTTTGGTCTGAAGCAGGATGGGGGGACATGCTGCAGTTTAGTCGCTTTATTCCTCTGCTAAAAGATGCAGGGATTAAAACTGTAAAGTTATTATTTCCAGATTCAATGACTAGAATACTTAAAAGGTTGCCCAATCACGATGGTCTTTTTCTACCTCAGGAGTCTTTTCCTGGAGCAGTAAAAATTAAAGCGATGTCGCTGCTTTATTTCTTAATAGAGAATAGAGTTATTCCTGCTAAGCCTGTTGAAAAAATGTATGGCAGTAAAGGTATCTTTCGTAATCCAGAGATTGTAAAACCTAAGAGAGAGAAACCACTGCTAGGTTACTGCTACACTACATTTAACAATAGCTGGAACATGAAGATGAAGCAGATGCCTAAGGAACTGATGGATAATTTTATTAAGCAGCATCCTGAAGTTGACTGGGTATCGTTGCAGCAAAACGATGGCTTTATTACTTCAGATAAATGGAGCGATACTGCTGATCAGATTCAAACACTAGATGGAGTAATCTCTGTGGACTCAGCGGTAGCTCACTGTGCAGGATCTGTTGGAGTACCTGTAGCAAATCTTATTGGTCAAGAAAGACTAGCATGCTGGAGATGGTATCCTAAAGGTGAGAAAACCCACTGGTACGATAGTATGAAGACTGTTTGGTTTGACACATGGACAGAAGGGCTGGAAGAAGCATTAAAGCATTTTACAGTTACTAAGAAAAAGAAACAAAGTAAAACAAAGAAAGAGGTAGCATGACAGAATTTAATACACCGTTTAGTACCGTAGGATATATCACATACAAAAGGACATACGCTCGTCGATTGAACGAAACAGATCCTGCTAGTCCTACAGAAGAGTTTGAAGACACAGTTAATCGTGTCGTAGCAGCATCTAATACCCAGCTTAATTGTGGCTTTACAGAAGCTGAGCAGAAACGCTTACAGAAATACTTGATGGAACTGAAGGGTACTGTAGCAGGTCGCTTCTTATGGCAGCTCGGCACTGACACAGTAGGTCGTCTAGGTCTAGCCAGTCTACAGAACTGTGCATTCACTGTGGTAGATCAGCCAGTACGTCCTTTCACCTGGGCTATGGATCTATTGATGCTTGGATCAGGAGTAGGCTACAACATTCAGCGTGAGCATGTTGCTAAGCTTCCTCCAGTTAATGTTAACTTCTCTGCTCCTACTCGTGTAGATAGTAGTGATGCTGACTTTATCGTACCTGATTCTCGTGAAGGATGGGTTAAGCTCCTAGGTAAAACACTGAAGGCAGCCTTCTTATCTAATACTGCTACGACCTTTACTTATTCAACAAAGCTAGTACGTGGTAAGGGTTCTCCTATCAAAGGCTTTGGAGGCACTGCTTCAGGTGCTGAGGATTTATGTTGGGGTATTGCTAAGATTAGTGAGATCTTAGAGAAGAGAGTAGGTAGACCAGTACGTTCTATCGACTGCCTTGACATTATGAATATTATCGGTGCAGTAGTAGTCGCTGGTAATGTAAGACGTTCTGCTCAGATTGCTATTGGCGATCCTGATGACGTTGAGTACTTACTGGCTAAACGGTGGGACATGGGTAACATCCCTTCGTGGAGAGCTATGTCTAATAACAGCGTAGTATGTAACGACTTCAAAGATCTACATGAGTATTTCTGGGATGGGTACGAAGGTAAGGGCGAACCTTATGGTTTAATAAACCTGAAGCTTAGTAGAAAGATTGGAAGACTGGGAGAGACTCAGTATCCTGACCCTAAGGTTATGGGTTACAATCCTTGTGCTGAGCAGTCCCTAGCTCCGTATGAGACTTGCTGTTTAGCTGAGGTATATCTATCTAACGTGTCATCTAAGGAAGAGTTTGTTGACATCTGTAAGTTACTATACCGCATTAATAAGCACAGTCTTGCACTGCCCTGCCATCTCGAAGAGACTGCAGATATTGTGCATAGTAATATGAGGATGGGTATCGGTGTAACAGGTGTGCTACAGGCGACAGAAGAGCAGCGTAGTTGGTTGTCTGATGCTTATGAAGAGCTCCGAGCTTTTGATAAGGAGTACAGTGCTAAGCATGGCTTTCCTGAGTCAGTAAAACTAACCACTGTTAAACCTTCAGGTACTCTGTCGTTACTGCCAGGTGTAACTTCGGGTTGCCATCCTGCGTATTCTAAGTACATGATTCGTAGGATTCGTATCTCAGCAGACCACTCATTAGTACAAGTCTGTCGTGATCATGGTTATCCTGTGGAGTATCAGCGTAACTTCGATGGCTCAGCGGATCATAGCACCATGGTAGTTAGCTTCCCATTCTGTTATCCAGAGGGAACAAAGCTGGCTGCTGAGATGACTGCTATTGATCAGTTAGAAGTTGTGAAATGGTTGCAAACTACTTGGTCAGACAATAGTGTTTCCTGTACAGTGTACTATCGTAAGGAAGAACTACCTGAGATTAAGAAGTACCTTGCTAAGAACTACAAGCACAACCACAAGTCCTTGTCTTTCTTGCTACACAACGAGCATGGCTTCCACCAAGCACCATTGGAGGAGATTACTAAAGAGCAGTATGATGAGCTAGTTGCTAAGACTCGCTTGATTACTAAGATTGATGAAGCAACCTTTGACGGAGGGGACGAGTGTGCCAGTGGTGCATGTCCAGTTAAATGAAAATAGAACTGCTATGCTTAACTGAGAATGAGGATGGGTCTGCTGATGTAGATCTTGAATTAGACGAAGAAGCTAAGATTCTTCTCATTCAGGTTGGTTTAGAAACCCTGCTCACCAGAGCAATTGATAAATACAAGGAAGAATCAAATGAGTCTTGAACTATATTTTCTCACTGGATTTATGGTAGGTTTTGAATATGTCGCTGATTATGATGATTGTCGACATCTAATTGTAGACTTAGGAATATTCAGACTACTGTTTTCTTTTGAGTTGTAACTTAAGAGCCCCTTCGGGGGCTTTTTTTATTGGAACGGACGAGTACCAGCTTTATCAATAATCAAGGCTTGTCTTCGGGGTTTATCAGCAATACCGTTAGGAACGCTTAGATGAGTCCAGGAGCTGAATTCTTCTATGATTTGATCATAGGGTATGTCCGAAGCAATGCAAGCCTCTACAACCTGTTTAGGGGTCATTCCTGGGACTCTCAAATCAGCAGCACAACCTAGCCTATGCTGGCTAGTGTCCTTGCTACCGACAGAGTCGTTGACTGGTTTAGATCTAAAGCCTGAGTTAATCATAATAGGCTTACCTAGGAGACTTCTAACCTGCTCAAGCAATGCTGCTAAGCGAGTTAAGTTAGCAACCTCACTGGCATTAGGGGTATTATCTAAGTTCTTACGCTCTGCTACTTCAGAGTGAGTTAGTTCTTCTAAGGTAAAGTTATTACTTAGATTCATCTTTTTTCTTTTTCATTTCCATAATCTTCTCCAGCGAGCGACCACCGAAATAGAAGGACATAATCAACATACCCCATTGACCTAGGAGTTCAACATAGTTGTTGTTTACTTCTATATCCCATGCCGACATCGTAGCAAAGGCAGAGTAGACTAAGAGAATAAACACTAGGGTCATGGGTCTTATATTCTTAGACAGCCAGCTATCACTAGCCATGTCTGCTTCTTGACGCTTTGTGAGTTCTTGTGCCTCAATATTATCAGCGTTTAACTCAGCAAGCTTTCCTTCTTGTTGCATCTGTAGTAGTTCTTTCTGAGCCTTTGCCTTAGCTTCTGGATCAGGAATGAATTTATCTAGGACTTTCATCCCAACATCGAATAGTGCCATCAATGGTAACATTATTTATACCCCCAGGTTAGATACCAAGCAATGACCGCAGCCACTGCATAGCACATGAACATTGCTCTACGAACCTTTGCCAAATCTTCTTTAAACTCTCTAGTAAGTTCATTGTCTTGTTTCTCTATTTTTTGTTTAACGGATTCGATTTCACCCCAGCGTTTAGTTCCATGCTTTCTTATGAAATCAGCTTTTACTTTTGCTTCCTCAATGCGAATGTCTTCTTGACGTTGCCATTCCATTAATGCTCTCTTGAAGTACTGCTCTTTAAAGACCTGTGTTTCTCGTATTTGTCTCTTACGCTCTAAGTCTTTCTGCTGTGCTACTGCTGCAGCGTCCTTCTGTACATCGGTAATACTTTTAGTAATAGACTTACTAGCCTCTCGACTAGCATCCATACTACTTGTTACAGACTTTGCTCCTTCTATAAAACCAAATTGATCTGACATATCTCATTCTTCTAGTTCTAATCCTTTTTTAGCAAGCTTTGCTCTAATAAACTGATCTCTAAATTCAGGATCTCTCATCTTCTCCATGAGCATAATATTCGTAGCAGTTTTTCTACCATTTCTAAAAGCCCGTTCTAGCATTACTTTTTGCATAGATGCAGGAGCGTTTTGATAACCAACAGTTTGTATTAATCCTGACGCAGTTGCTTCTATAAACTGACTAGATATGGCTTGGTACTTTCCAATATCTTCTCCAGATAACTCTACACCACGTAGCGTTTTACCTGGTAAGTTATAATCTACTTTAGTTCTAGCAATCTCTTCTTGAAGTTGGTTACGTGCAGCAGGAGTTGTTTGTAATCCAGTGTATGCAGCAAATCCATAAGCAAGGTTTGGACGTTCTCCTCCTACTAACATAGATTGAGCTGGTAATTCTTGGCGAGATGGTATAGGAAGACCTAATCCGAAGTCAGGTACACGAGCTTGTACTGCTTCACCAAATCCAGTTACAACACGAGCATACGGATCTCTACCACGTGCAGGAGCTGCTATAATAGAAGGGACTAATAAACCAGCAAATCCGTTTACAAAACTACCACCATATCTCTCTGGATCGTGCAGTGCTTGAAGAAGACCAGAAACACCTTCTAAGTATGTTTTAGATATGATGTTCTTAGTCACACCTGCTACAACATCAATAACTAAATCTTTTTCTTTCTTAGAATCATACTTAGGTTTAGACACATAATCACGTACTGCGTTAATACCATCTACTGAAGAACCCATAATAGTTGCTAAAGGTTCTACACGAGCATAAGCATACCAAGTATCCCCAATCTTAACACTATACTCAGGGATACCAGCAGCAATCATAGCGTTACGCTTAGCAGCATCCTTAGGATATGAACCAGTGATGTTACCTTCAGCTACCTGTTGAGCTAGTGCAGCAGTTATACCAAGTCCAACAGCAGTACGAGCTATCTTAACATCCGTAGGAGTGTTCTTAGAGAATACACCTAAGGGAGTATAAGATAAAGCATCCTTCATAATATTGATAGGAGTCTTAACGAAGGGAATTACTGGAGCTACCCAGGGGTGAGCTGCTCTAAGAGCTAAGAGTTTATTACCAAAGCTACCTAAGTCTGCTTGGAATGTAGCTTGCTTAGCAAAGTTACGTACATCATCAACAAGTTTGACACGTACATTATCAGGTAGTGTAGCTAACTCAGGAGCTTTAAGAACATTATCTTTCCAGTCTAAAGTCTTGGTGTTTACTTTACGTAACGCACTATACACAGCTTCAGGATCGCCATACTTACCAGAAGAAGCTAAGCGATAGGCTTGAGCATTGTATTCCATACGACGGAAAATAGACTTGAAGAACTCGTCAACACCTACGCTAAGGCGACTAGGAACACGAACCACTTGACCTAGAATCTTCTCAACTTTAGTAGCACCTTCTTGAGCACCGATAGCCCCACGAATCTCAGGCATTGCTGCGTCTAACGGAGATCCTCTTAGTAAACCTTCTTTAGTAAAGTATGCGGATTCTAATAAACCATCCATCAATCCTCTAAATGCAGGAAGAACTTCTCCAATCTTAACTTTACTTGCAGGGTTGACTGCTTGTAAAATACGCTCAGTACCTAATAGTCCTATCTTAGCAATACCAGAGAATGCGTTAACTGCAGTGGTAGCTAGACCAGAGATGTAAGAGTTAACTACAAACTCACCAAACTTATCTGCCCAGCCTGGCTGCTTTACTGCATCTTTAGTTAAGTTAGCCAGTGCTTCGTTCTTATTAAAGCTAGTACCAGGAGAAGCTTTTATAGCAGATACAGCATCTCTTAATGCAAAGATGTCTGACAGTTCTTTACCACCATTCTTAGATAATCCTTTTAAGATCTCCTCAGTAGAACCAATTACTTTCTTCTGAGCTTTAGCTGCTGCTAAGGCACGACCAATATTAGATACGTTACCAATAGCGGAGATTAGATCACGACCACCTAGTTCTTGTACCTTACGATTAAGTAAGAAGTTTACTGCGGAGTCAGCAGGAATATTGAGAGGTGTTGTATCTAACTCAGTAGCAATAGCTCCTTTGTTAGCTGATACGATACGAGTAAGTAACTGCTCTGGGTCTTCTGCTTTGTAGCCAGCTTTAAGATACGCTGCTAAGTTCTGTTCACGTAATGGATTATCTGCACTGAATGCAGCAGTAAACCTTGAAGCAGGTATGTCAGTTAGTCTGAACGGAGCATCTGTAAAGAGAGCACGATAGTCTCCACCAGCAATCTCATTGGTCAGCTTAGTAGCTAACTCAGAGTCTTCTAACTGCTGGAGTAAAGGAACAATACTGTCTTGTAGTTCAATGTTCTTAGCAGCACCTACATCAGCAATCTCTTGAGCTAACGGACTTAATGGTACGTTGTCTTGAGTAACACCAGTAGTTAGCCCAGTCTTAGTATTTTGTAATTCTTTACCTGCTTGCTGTACTGCTTCACGACCTGTACGATTAACAAGTGCTCCTATTGTACCGCCAAGTGTTCCTCCTAAGACAATACCTGCAGCAGACGAAGCTACTCTTCCTAAGTCTTCATCAGAATAAATTGGTTGTAGTGCTCCAGCAACACCTCCTCCAGCAGCACCTCCAGCAACTAATCCTTTAGCTCCTTTGAATAACAATGATCCTGGAATAAGTGTAGAAGGATTAACCAAACCTCCTACGAATGTGCCTAATACACCAGACACAGGATTCTCTGCAGTCATTTGACGAACACGAGATTCTTCTTCTACTTGTTCAGCAGTTGGTTCTTTGCCTAATAACTGAGCAGCTCCTGTGATTTCAGAGCCTACTGCTTGACGAGCTGCTGCTGTGAAGGTTTCAAACGCAGTAGCACCTGTACGGTTTAAGTACTCAACAATATCTTTATCTGATAAGCCAGCCTTACGAGCACCTTCTAAATCATATTCAGTGCCTTGTGCTAAGTAAGATGCAATATCAGTATAAGATAAGCCAGCTTTTCTAGCTCCTAAAACATCATATGTAGCCATGTTACCCTTACTGAATAACTACTCTAGTGCCAAAATTAGCTTGTATTTTTGCTTGGAGTGCGTTGATTCTTTGCTGTATTTCTGCTCGATATGCAGGTTCAGTTTCTAATCTCTGTAGATTTGCTCTAGCGTCTGCTTGTATTTGTTGGTACTCAGGATCTAAAGCAATTTTATATGTACCTGCTGCTTGATCATATGGACTAGCTACTGTAGGAGCTGCTGCGGAAGCTGCTGGTGCAGGTGCTGCAGATGATGCTGGAGCTGTAGTAGTAGGTGGATTACGTTTGTCAAATGAAGCAGGACTTGGTTTTTCTCCTGCAGGAGTAGTTCCTGGTTTACCTTTATTTAAAACGCTATCTACAATTGCACTAGTTACTACAATTCTATCTACTTCTTTACGAGTTTTCTTATCGTAATAAACAATAACACCACCACCGTTTTGATCAGGAATTGCTGTTTTATCTAGTTTACCTTCTTCGTATTCAGCATTGTATTTACGAATCTTAGCACGTTCTGCCTCAGTTTGAACAGATAAAAGTTCCATACTAAGCTCATCTTTACGACGCTTTTTATCAATATCAAGTTGAATCTGACCACGTTGTTCAGCAAGTCTATTAGCCAATGCATCATTACCAGCATCACGAGCTTTAGCAATCTGCTCATCAAGCAGTTGAGGATTCTTAGTATATAGCTCAGTCTCAAGAACTTGAGTTCTAAGTTTCTCTCCTCTAGCTTTTTCTGCTTCAGCTTCTACTCTACGTAGTTCCTGAGTAGCCATCAGAGCTTGCTGACCTAAACCAGCTTCAGCGAATCCTGTTTGTAGATTTCTATAGAAAGACAATGGATCGTTAGGATCAGAGTTCTGCATAGCAGTATTGTAAACATTCTGTACACTGGTTAACTTCTGTAATACAGGATTAGTAACTTCAAAGAAGCCACGATCTTGTGCTACGTTAACTAAGCCTCTACCCAGCAGTGAACCAAGCTGTGCTCCTAGTTGATTCTGTGCAGGTAAAGCACCTATACGAGCTTGTTCTTGTTGAATTAATTGTTGACGATACAACTCAGGATCTGCACCAAGCAGTGCTTGTTGATTACCTAAAAGTGGATTTACTGGCTGTCCCATAATTATTCCTTAGAATTGAAAATCTCTAGAAGACGGTTGATATTGTTGCGTTGGTTTAGGAGCACCATAAGCACCCGCAGCAGACCCAATTAAACTAGATAAGAACTGATTGTTCAGTGACTGAGCTGCTACGTTAGCACCATACTGGGTCTGAGCACCTTGCAGCATACCTCCTAAGTAGCCCTGAGCACCTGCAGTTTGACCTGGCATCTGAGCTGTGCCTAATGCAAGACCTACTTGATAAGGTTGCATAGCCATGTTCTCTACTTGACTGGACAATCCTAACTGAGTTTGTAAAGGAGAGTAAGCACCCGCATAGCCTTGTACTTGTGTGCCTAGTAATCCAGCACCAGTGCCTACTAAACTAGCACCAAACTGTGTTCTTTGACGAGCAGCTTGATCAGCTTCAGCAGCTAATTGTAGATCTTGCTGAGCTAGTGCATTGTAGTATGCTTGCATTTCAGGATTCGCAGGAGCACGACCTGTACCAGTTTGAACTCCTAAGCCACCACGACCAGTAGCAAAAGCACGACTACGAAGACCAGCAAGCGATTGTTCACGTAAAGGCTGTAATAAACCTTGTCGTGATGCAATATAATCCTGAGCAGCTTGCTCTGGAGACGTAGCTAAATAGTCTTGACCTAGTTTAAACAAGCCCTGAGAAACACCAGTCAGTGGAGCGTACTGACTTTGTACTTGTTCTGCTTGTGCTAACGTAGGAGCAAACCTACCAAAGAGTTGATTCTGCAAGGCAGATAACTCAGGAGCTGGTGTGTATCCTCCTGAGGAGATATAAGGAACACCAGTGGCAGGGTCTATCTCACGAGTAAACTGAGACGTACCAAACCTGGTAGTCATCCCTACAGGACGGAACGCAGAGATATTAGCAGCATCTATGCCAGCTTGTCGCTGTTGTGCTGCAGCTTGCTCTCCTGCTTTTCGTACCCCACTAGCCCCTGTAAAGGGGTCTAATACTGCACTAACTATACCGCCCATGTTTTGCTCCTAATAAATATAGTGTATTTCTTGTAGTTAACTTCTATAGGTTTTAATACTTCCCATCCTGTTACTGAACCAAACTTAGCAAGTTTAGTATTCTCTTCTTCTACTAATGCTAACAGAGGAACATTAGTTAGATATTGTAATAAGTTTAAATCTTCTAAGTACTTCTTCTTTACTTCCTGCGACCACTTATGTACATCTGTATGAAACCACAATGCTGCATCGTGTAATTCTAAGTACATTGTGTAGTCGTCTCTAAGGACTACAGGTACTTTCATCTTAGGTCTTCATAATAAACGCTAATGCATAGTATGGAGGCAAGTTCTGATTCGTACCGCTAGAGCCTTCTGTACTAATTGATACAGATGAAGAACTCGTTAAACCAATTGTTGCTGCCGTAGCAGTTCCTGATAAAACATATGCAGAAACACCAGCTAGTGATTGGTTAGTTCCTGCAATTTGTTCAGAAGAACCAACTTGAGAAGTAGTATTTACTGTAGCATTAGCTGCTATAAAATGGCTGTGTCCAGCATCTGTATGTGTATGGCTCACAACCCCAGCATCTTTAGTACCGCCAGTCTGCGTATTAGAACCAGTGATAGTAGAATATGCAACACCAGCAGAATCACTATGAGCACCAATAATAAATCTGTTACGAAGATCAGGAGTGCTATTAGAACCATTACACAATACCCATCCTGTAGGAATAGTAGCAATTGTTCCAGACCACATCATAATCATACCTGATGTAAACGCTGCTGATAAAGCAGTCTGTACAAAAGCAGTAGTAGCTACTTGTGTTGTGTTCGTAGCAGCAGATGCTGTAGGTGCTGTAGGAGTTCCTGTTAAAGCAGGACTATTTAAGTCTGCTTTGGATGAAATAGCAGAAGCTACCGCAGTTAACTCAGTATCAATTTCTGTACCTTTAACAATCTTGCCTGAGTTACCAGTAGGTAATCCATCTTTAGCTGTAAAGTTAGTTGCTTTTGTATAGTTTGCCATATTATGTCCTTAGACTAAAGTCTTTCCTTGCTTGATTGCTACGTCTATTTTCTGAATTGAAACTGGGTTTCCATTAATATCTGCTTCTAAGCCTAGCTGCATTACAGTTCCTTGACCACCAGCATTAATGTTAAAGCGATCTAAAACAATACCTGAGGTATACTCAGCAATATTATATTCGGTTGAGCCAGGGATAGTGTCTACAGTAGAATTATTATATTCATATATTGTAGCAGCGTCTAAAGCATATGTAGTAGCTTGATAACTCTCACTATAATCAAAGCCCCACTTAATAGCCACTGATTGGTTAGTGCCTCCAATCAATACCCAACCAATCTTTTTTAGTAACTTAAGATTTGTAGACGCATCAAAATCAAAGTAATTAGTAAAGTAAGCAAGACGATAACTAGAAGTATTATCAGTATAGCCGTAGTATTTACCGATATATCCTGGCTTACCTAAGTATAAGTCTCTAGCTTGTGTTACAAAGAATGACTTAGGTTCAATACTATCCCAGACTGTAGCTCTCATAGAACCATCTTGCAGTGCAGCACGAGTGTCAAAACAATATACAAACTTAGTTGTAGGAAGTGTTAATAAATATATAGCGTCTCTTTCATAGTAGACACTTTTAATCTTAGTTAAGTCTGTTTCTGAAAACACAGCAGACATTAGCTCATCACGAACATTCTTAGAGATGTCCCGCATTGGCATAGACTTTTCTTGGACTACTCGCTGTAGACTACGAACTCCTGAATCAGATAAGAACAATACATCTGTTGCAATATTCTGTACTGAATCTCTAGCAATACATCCTACATTATAGATAACTTCAACAAGTGTTAACGCTCCTGTGTCTAAAGGATTAGCATAGATTGCTATGTTCTTACGACCAAAGAATATAATATATCCGTTATGTGCTGCTGCAGCAATTACAGGATCACCGTTAGGTAATACTTCTTGTAGGTTTAAATAACCAGCAGAACCATTTAAGAAATCTGTGCCAGCTAGTAAATCGCTGAAATAGACAGTTTGAGTGTCTCCTGAGATACCACCACACCATATTCTTCCATAAGCAGAAAGCACCCAGCTAGGCATGAATGTTGCTGTGCTATGATTAGAAGGTAACTTAGCGTCATCTCCTACACGCTGGTAGCCAAATGTACCGCTATCGTGCGAACTAAAAGGATTACCAGAAATAGGTAACTCATGATACACCAGCATAGGATGTGCTGCTTGTGCTAAATATACATGAGCTTGAAAGTCTGTAACATCTCCATAAGACATGGCAGCACCTTGCCAGTTATTACCTGTAATGGTATAAGTAGCGTTACCGCTGTTAGTAGTGTTACGCACTGTCTTAGTAGTCATCGTAGTAGTTCCTACAAATAACTGATTATTACCAGCACTTAACACTTGATTACTACCGCCATCAACTAATTCAAATATAAACTCTACTGCGTTACCTGATCCTAAGTCAGTATTAACTGCAGAGTTTACTGTAGTCCACCCACGACGAGCACCGATACGACCATACTTATCAATTACACAATTCTGAGCTTTTAATGCATAACCAGAAGCCAAAGTAATACTAGACTCTTGTAGATTGAGTCCATAGAATCCAGGAGCTGCTATAGACGATGTCTGTAGTTGACTAGCCATTTAGATTGCTTCCCAGGCTTGTTCTTCTATATATCGTCCTGATTCAAGTGCTATAGCGTCTGCTAAGCTCTGCTTCATTAACTGATATGTCTCCCCAGCTTGTACTCCTCCGTCCTCACCACGCTCTGCCTGAGCCCTTGCAAGAGCTCCTAAGATTACTGGCTCTTCAGGTACTAATAAATTATCAGCGTTAACTGCTAAGGGTACTTGTGGTTTAATAATATTAAAACGAAGGTTATAAGCACCATCAGGAATAGGGTATAAGTCTACCTGAGTATTTCCACTGGAATTAACACCATTGAAGTTATAATATGCAGGAGACCCCTTCTGAGGAGTGGTCATTAAGAACTGCTGATCCATCCACCTAGTAGAAGCTAATTCTACAAAAGTATTTTGAGTATCATTAATAACATCGATAACTCTAAATCTTTGACCTGAGCCCACTAGAACATAGTTAAATACATCTGCAGTAGTGGTAGCACTAAGAGTTTCAGACAAAGCATTCCAGTTGTAGGAGTCTTCTACGACCCTTTTAGAATCATTGACAAACTTAGCAATCAATTTTACATAGGCATTATCAGATACCGAGGAAGCCTCAGGTTCACGCAGCCTAATCAGTACGTCATTTACTAGTTGAATGTAGTTCATATCTTATATTATACCATAAAATTGATTAAAAGTCAATACCTTAATTAACAGTCCCACTTCTTTAATGCTAAGGCTTTGCGGGTAGGTCTGCCCTTTTCATCTTTCATAGCCCCTTTTACTCCACTCATACGAGCACAGAAGCTCTTACGTCTTCCAGCAGCTTTAGGGGATTTTGCAGCCTCTTTAGCAGAAACTGGAGGCTTCAGGTTAGAGCCTGTCTTCTTGTTGAAGTAAGCCCTTCCTTTAGCGTTTAAACCACCTTCAGGATTCTGATATACCTTCTTAACCATTACCGATACCCCGCTGTCTTCTTTGCTATGTTCTTTGGTTGTTTTACAAACTGTTTACCTGCTTTATTTCCTTTAGCTTTAGCTTTATTCGTAGCAGCTTTCTCTGCAGGACTTAGTGCCTTCCAAGCAGCATCAGGTAGATAGCGTTTCTTGCCCTTACTAGGCGAACCATCTGAAGTTCTCCACTTCTGTGCTGACCAGTCTTTTAGAGACTGTTGAGGATTCTTCATGATTTATAACCACCGCCCTTGCTCTTGTACTGACGAGCTAGAAGCTGTGCCTTTCTTGCTGACCATTCGCCAGGGTCTCCACCTTTACTACCTGCCTTAATCTTGTTAAACAAGGTCTTACGCATAGTAGGTTTGGTGTAGACTCCTGCTTGGTTTACTTTAGACTTAGGCTTAGTAGCCACGCATTGCACCCATCTTCTTAGCTGGCTTAGCTTTAGGAGTAGTCATCTTCATGCCTGTTTTCTGAGCATATGACTTAGCTTGCTTCTTACCCTTAGTTGTATAGGGGAACTTCTTGTCTTTGACCATTGGCATATTATTTCCTTTTGTTTAGTTGTTATACAAAGTTTTGTACGGTACTGCGTTGCTCTAATTCTAGTGTTACAATACAGCTTGCATTCGTTGCACCAGTTTCAATTAATACACGAATCTCATCATGCTCATCTAAGACTACATGGGCTTGTCCGTCAATGCGTAAGAAGTTCTTACCTGTTAAAGAATAATCATATACTACAGCAATCTCTACATTCTCAGAAGCGTCATACCAGAATGCTCTGAAGTTCTTAGCAGAAGCTGTGCCGTTGTAAGCATACAATAAAGTCCACTTAGCAATGTTCCTAGTTGGAACAGTAAACATTGTTGTCAATGTATTAGCAGTAAGATTCTTGCCTACGGAATGTGGTCTACTCATTTAAGTACCAAAGTTAATAAAGTTATGATAATAAATCCAGCAGTGCCTATGAGAATCTGTTCTAGTCTCTTTAGTCTAGCGTGTATCTGTTCGTATCGAACCTTACAGACTTCTTCGTGGCTTAGGAGTTTTAATTCAGCTTCGGTCATGTAACACCAACCCACGATACTAGATTTTCGTTCCATACATAGCTTTTACCATCAGTGGGATACGGATATGGAGGATTCCATAAACAAGTCTCATCATTTAATAACCAGCTTGGGTGTGGTTTTGGAGGAACAAACGCATCTCTTACTGCATCATAGGTATAACCTATGCCAGCATAGTTTTTACGAAAAGGAACACCGCCTAACATATGAATACCTCCATGAGTATTATAAGAAGTCTGTTTATAAACTTCGCCTGTTCTAGCGGATAGTTCTATCTCTTTGCCATTATCTTCATCACGACCTACTGTAACAAAGATTACAGTAAATCCACCGGCAGAACTAGATGTTTGAGTAACTCCACCTGAAAATGTAGCACTATAAGAATCTGGAATTTTAATTACAACAATACCAGAACCGCCATTTGCACCGCTTGCCCAAGTACCGTTATAAGAACCTGCACCGCCACCGCCACCTTTATTTGTCTCCCCAACAGTTCCTGCTGCACCGCTACTACCTCCAGCACCACCTCCATCTGACGCAGTTCCACCAGTAGCAATAAAACCAACTCCACCAGCAGCACCCCCACCGCCAGCACGACCTACACTTGATCCTGTAATTGAAGAAGAAACTCCAGTACCGCCACCACCATTGACAGTCGTAGTTCCAGTTCCACCAACCCCACCAGCTCCACCGCCACCACCGGGACCGTAACTTGGAGAGCCTGTATTTTGACCACCAGCAAATCCTTGATTAGCAGTTCCAGCAGCAGCAGTAAATGTTGGCGCACCGCCAAAAGTTCCTGCGCCGCCTCCTGATCCACCTGAATTACCAGCAGCACCACCCCCACCATAACCGCCACCAGTTGAAGTAATGGTTGATAAAACAGAATTGCTACCATTAGTTCCACTTCCAGTTGCACCTGAACCACCGCCACCAACAGTTACTGTATAAGTTGTTCCTATATTTAAA